TCCAAGGCTTATCATCAGCAACACAGTCCATAAAGGAATCAGTAATATTGACAGCATTATTAATATTAAAACACTTCCTATTACTATCCCCTCCAGTAGGTACTCGAAGATTGATGAACTCGAGAATATCTGGGTGAGATATGTCTGTATACGCTGCATAGCTTCCCTTCCTTGTTTTTCCTTGTTTATATGCAGTCATAGCACTATCTGCAACTTTAATAAATGGAATAGCTCCCGGAGCTTTATCAGATACTGGTCTGACATCACTCCAGTGACCTCCTACTCCGCCACCTTTAACACTTAACCAAGCCAATTCAGATTGATGCTTAATAAGTCCATCTAGTGTATCAGGCACGTAAGAAAGAAAACAAGAGATAGGTAATCCTCTTACTTCTTCATCAGGTGCTGGTGCATTAGATAAGATAGGACTACTAAACATAAACCAACCTTGACTAACAGCATCATACAATCTTTGTGCTAAATCCATATCACCACCACAATAAGCTACACAAGCTCTTGCATATGCTTCTTGAGGTGATTTCTCTTTACCTCTTAGATAGTAATTAGTGACAAGTTCAAGTGCCTGTTTAGACAGTTTCTTATCTCTCTTTCTATCTATGATAATTCCTAAATAACTACTTTTCATCTTCTGGTTCTATCTGAATGTTTAAATACTTATCATCACCTTCGTAATATGATTTGTATGTTAATCTTCCTGCATCAAGCATTTGTATTCCATCTATGATACCTTTACCGTAACGTTGCTCACCATAAAAGTAAGATGCAACACCACCAGCAAGAGCAATTAATCCTACAATAAGTAGTACTGTTTCAATAGCCATCTCTGTATTCCTCCTCTAAATATTCAAACTTGTCTTCTATTATATCAGAGCATCTATCGACTATGTCAGCAGATTTTAAATCTAATACTTCTACAAGAATTGTTTCTTCTTCACTCTCTAGTTTTTCACAAAGTTCTTTAAACGTTAACATCGATTAATCTCTCCAAATACCACTTAGCCTTTTTTAAATCTTCAAGACCATTCTTGTGTTTATATCTAGAGACATATTTAATTATGTTACCTTCGAGATAGTTAAACTTCTGGTCAAGTATATACTCTATCACTTCTATATTCCCTTGTTTGTAATGATTGGGATTGATGTTGTCCTTCTCCATACTTACTCCTTAGATAATTAATACTAACTGGTAACTCATCAAAGCTACCATCATCTACTTCATTAAGCATCCACAAACCTGCCCAAGAACCATTAGTCTGAGGATTGAGATAATCTTCATCGTGTAGATAATATATACCTGCAAACAAACCAGTAACATTCTTACCGTCTGTTCTTCTGCCATATGCAATGTCTCTATCTTGAACGTGACCCATTACACAAGACATCATCTTCTTCTGTATAAGTAACTTAGCATTAGTGACTGGTCTACCCATAACACCTGATACAAAGTAGTGACTGTAACAGATACCATCAATCACTGCAGTTTCTAAAAAGTCATATACTTCCCAACCCATATCATCTAACTGTAAATCCATATAACCAATTAGACCTTCTAGTTTAGGGTCAGCTTCAATAGCTCTTTCAATTCTGTATTCGTGATTACCTAGTAAGAATATCATACGTGGATTCCATTGTTTCTTTTTGTTTTTACGTAGTCTTTCTTGTTCCATTCTAATAGGTTGTAAGAATACTTCCATTGCATCGATACCTGCATAGATGTCTTTAGTGTATCTTCTACCTTCAAAAGACTTCTTACCAGTATCATAAGTAGATAGTGATGGCATATCCCAGTGGTCACCTAAGTGTACAATTACTTCAGGTTTCTTATCTGCTGCATATTGACCAGCCCATCTTAAATGTTCAGTTCTACCATCAGGTTTACACTGAGTATCAGGAATGATTAAGTGTTTCATTTTTTCTGACTCCAAAGTTTAGGTAATGTTTCCGGAGAATAGAATTTAAATCCATTCTTCTTAGCCCACTCTTGCATAGTAAACTTACTACCATCTGCACGTCTTTTAGCGAATGGCATAGCTGTTGTAGGTTTCTGGAAAATGAATCTAAGTTCTTCATTACGTTTGAGAGAGTCACGTATATCAACATACTTACGTGCTTCATCTCTTGTTCTGAATCTGCCTTTGACTTCGATGTAGATTGTTTTAGTTTTAGTTCTAAATACAAAGTCTGGCTCATAGTTTCGTACTTGTGTATATTCTATACAGTCAGGATGATAGTCACAGGCTTTAAGATGTTTATATAAATCATATTCTAGCCAACTATCAAACCCCTTCGGTACATTCTTTCGTGTTCGTTTCATAAGGAGGTTTCCACATTTCGTCAGGCTTTCTGCGTAAATACAGAAGCTGTCCATTTTCTAATGCTCTATCCTCCCCTAAATGTTCGACACAAACTTGCCACATTTCGTAGGGTGTTTTATCCTTTAGTAACTTACCTGCTTTAACTACACCAATGCCTTTGACACCTATGATGTTATCGATTCTGTCACCTGTCAGGAACTGAGAATAAAAATTCAAATCAGCATCGCTTTGTTCTACATTGTATAAATCTTTCTTTACAAAGTTATAATGCCAACCTGTTAGTTGGTCGAAGTCTTTATCAAGAGAAACAATTACAGCATCTTCACCAAGTTCAGTTGCTCTGATAGCAATGCTGTCATCTGCTTCCTGACCCTCCGATACATCTGCACCCCATTCATCAATTAAGTATTGACGTAGTGACTGCAAATGTACTGGTTTAGGTTTACCGGAACGATTACCTTTATAAGGCTCAGTAACAGCAATGTCATATCTAAAATTGTCTTTACCAGTGAGAAAGACTTCTACCGATACGACCTTATCAAGTTCTAACAAAATGTCAGTGATAAAGTCGTGGATAGTGAAGTGTGCTACAGATTCTTTTTCGTGTTCACAGGCGAATCCGACTCTATAGCACAACATATCACCATCAATCAAAGCAACCATTTTATAGAACTTCTACAGATGATTCTTCGATTGAATCAATAGCATCATCCCTATATTCAATTAGGTCTGTTACTACCAATTTAGCAATACCAGCACTTGTACCTTTAGCACCAGTTGGAGAAGTCCAACCATATGGCTTAATAAGTACGTCAGCCTTAGATTGATTGGCGACTTTTACATTAATTACATCACCGTTCTTATCATAAGCACTGATTGGGTACTTAGTAGATTTACAAGTAATGAAGAAACCTCTGTCATCATCTTTAGTTCTGACTTTAATTCCTTCAGATTCAAGTTTGTCTATTTGTGCTTCGTTAAGATTACAAACATCAACTTGATACTTACCAGATAGATTATTTGTTTCAGACAAGAATGCCCAATACAAGTCTACGTTAGTTAATTTAAACATATATGCTCCTTTTTATAAAGTTACACTAATATTATATCACAAAACTTAGTGAGTGTCAAACCAAGTTTTACCTATTTTTGCTTCAGACTCTACAGGTAATCTAAATCCTAGTTTTTCTCCTGCTCTCTCTGATGCCCTCGTCATAATGTTAGCAGTCTGTTGTGCATACTGCTCAGGCACTTCAATCTGTATTTCATCGTGAACGAATGCTACTTGCTTAGCAGGTATGTTAGCACTCTTTAACATTCTATGTGCTTCTACACACCATTGCTTAGCAATTATAGCTCCACAAGATTGTAGTAAACTATTCAATGAAGCGTGTTCACTACGTATCCTGATTCTTCTACCATCTAGTGCTGGTAATGAACCACTACTAGATATTCTTTGTACTTTTAGTATTAGTTGTTTTAGCTTAGGTGTATTCTTATAAAACTTATCTAGTGTTACCTGAGCTTTAGCAACGCTGGTATTTAATATAGTTGATAGTTTAGTAATACCACAACCATACAATAATGCATACACCATTGTTTTAGCAGTTGGTCTGTCAACACCTGCTGCATCTGCATTGGTTTGATGTATGTCACCATCTAATATTTCTTTAGTATAGTTATCATCTTGCATATAGTGAGCAAGACATCTTAGTTCTATACCGCTGAGGTCAGTACCGATTAATACGTTACCATCATCAACAGTCCAGCACTCTCTACATTCTTTACCATACTGACTACTAACACTAGGTATCTGCCCCATATTAGGATTAGAGTGTGTCATTCTACCAGTAACAGCACCATTACTAATTACTCTACCGTGTACTCGACCATCATCATCAGCGTGGTCTAACCAAGACTCTACAAGTCCTACACGTTTCTGTAGTAATAAGTATTCATTAATTAGTTTAGCTTCTGGAAGGTCAATCTCTTCAAGTACTTTTTCATTAACTACTATCTGACCTTTCTCAGTTGTCTTAGTAAACTTTACACCAAGACCTTGTAAGCGTTTAGCAATCTGTTGCCTAGAGCCTACGTTAAATACTTCAACATCATCTTTAAGTTGCTTACCAGTTTTCTCACTAAAGCGTTCAGTGATGATTGGAGGAAATACTTTCTGTAATTCAGTTTCAATCTCAATCATACGAGCTTGAAAGAATGCTAGTAATTTAGTTGCTTTAGGTATGTCAAGTTTGAATCCATTCTGCTCTTGTCTTTGTATGTGCATAGCTACTTCGTGTTCTAGTTGTATAGAGTCACCAAAGTTCTGCATTTCTTTTACAAGGCGTTTGTGAGTAGCTTCAAGTACTTCAACATCACGTGTACAATACTCAATCATTTCATCTGTCAAACCTGAATCAAAATCTTCTACATCGAAGTCAAGTTTGTGAAAGCCAAGACGTTTACCCCAAGCTTTTAAGGAGTGTCCACCATCTATATTAGGGTTAAACAGTCTTGACATCACTAGGGTATCAACAGCTTGAGGTAAGGTTATGCCTACGTTCCAAACCTCTCTTAATACCCTTGCATCAAAACCAATAAGATTATGTGCAACAACTTTATACGAGGAGATATATTGTTGCAGTCCAGTAGGGGAAGTCCAGACTTTTATTTCATCATCTTTCTTAGTCACACAGCACCATATTCTATCGTGTGCTAAGTTGGTTTCAATATCTAAGTAAATCATCTATATTTTTTATGTTCTGAATAAATTTCAATATTATTTATACTAACATTATAACAATCACTTTTAACTACATAGTTATTATCTGGGTCAATTTCACCTTTTTTTAATAACAAAGAGTTTTTAAAGTAAGTTTCTTTAGGTATTAATCCTATAAACCAAGCTTTAGACATATCTGATAATATTCTAACAAATGCATAATAGTGACATTTTTGTTTAGTATTTAATTTAGCAATACTACAATCATAATATTCTTTAGGTCTTACTTTAGTTCTTTTAGTTTTAACATCAACAGTCTTACCATCAAACAAAGTCAAATCATAATCATAACTATTAGTTTGTTTTCCTTTTAATAATTTACGTACTAATACTTCACCTAAAAATCCTGCAATGTTACCATCACCTTTAGTAATACTGTTATTTAATTTTCCCATTTCTTTAGCTAATTGTTTAGCTTCTTCAATAGATTCTTTAGAGGGTATTATTGTAATCATATTTCCTCCTCCATATCTCTTTCTATCATTCTACCAGTATTATGATTATATAGTAAGCTACAAGCCTGACCAGTAATACCACAGAATCTATTCTTTAATACTCGTACGTGTGTAGTGTTTCTTTCAATAGGGTCTTCGTGCTGTCCGTTTCTCTCTAAACCTATCACCATATCAGATAGTTGTGCAATTGACCCTGAACCTCTTAGTTGAGCTAGAGAAGTAACTGCACCTTCTTCGTGACCTTTACCATCAGGTCTTTTAAGATGCGATACAACAATTAAGCCAATGCCAGTTTCTTGTACCATCATTCTTAGCTTTGTCATAATCTCATCTAATGCTCTTCTTTCATCACCACTTGCTTGAGCAGATACAACAATTGATACGTGGTCGAGGAATACATATTTACAACCTAATCCTTTAGCCATATATCTAACTCTGTTTACAATGTTATCAACACTAGTACTTCCGAAGTGGTCAAATAAGAATAGTTTGCCAGTGCCTAGTGTATCATCAAATGCTTTTCTTTTGATAGTATCAGAAATGTCATTATCAGGCAAATGTAGGGGAGCATTCGCTGACAACGACATTAATGACAGTGCCGTCTTTCGGACACTTTCCTCGAGGAACAACAATCCTATGTTATCTTTAGTCTTACATAGGATATGATAGACAATCTCTCTAATGAATTGAGATTTGCCTAAACCACTACCTGCAGTAACCGTTACTAATTCACCTTTACGGATACCATAAGTTAATTTATTAAGTTCAGGAAAAGGATAATTAACATCAGCTGAAGCAATTGGTTTCATTACTTCTTCTAGTAGTGAGCTTCCGGAAATGATACCATCTGGTACATATTGTTCAGCTCTCCACCATCTGTCAATAAACTCATCTTGACTTTTTGTAGTAATATAATCACAAGCGTCTTTTTTGTCAACGCCGTGTTTAAATATTTTAGCTTTAGTTCCAAATAAATCTGCAATTTCTTGTGTAGCTCTCTGACCTACTTCATCAGCATCTAAACAAAGTACAATATTTTCAAAGCTGTTTAACCATTCAAAGTTTTGTTTAGCATCCCGTAATCCACCTGCACCACCATTTTTAATAGATACAACTGGATACCTACTACCTAGCATCTGAAAAGTTGCCATAGCATCAAATTCACCCTCTGTAATAGTGACATACTTTTGACCGCCACTATACAAGTGTTGACCAAATAACTGAGCTTTTGTCCACCTGCCACCAGTTCTAAATTCTTTATCTTTATTCCGTTTCTTGTAGGCTATTACATTGCCTTCCTTGTCTGTATATCCGAATAAGGTGTCAGTACCATCTTTAATACAATTGTATTTCTCACAAGTTTCTTTGGATATACCTCTAGATAATATAGTTTTATGACCAGTAGTAAAGTCATAGTCTAATTCAGTTTCTATTTTCTCTTTTAAATTATTCAAATTATTCCCCTTCTTTAAGGTTTGACAACTGAAACAATAAGTGTTTCCATTACTGTAATGTGTCAGAGCATCACTACTCCCACAATCATCACAAGGTTGATGAGTTGCTTTATATGTCATAAATTATTCTTCGTTATCTATATGCCAATCTAAATCATCTTCAGCATTATCTAAGTCAATGTAGTCCATTAACTCTAAATTATCTTCAGTAATTGAATTGGTAGCTCTAGCACAGTTTGAACATAAATCTAAGTATTCTTCTGTCAAGTGATGCTTCCAAGTAGCTTCGTAATCACTTAGAAGCTTATCACATATTTGACATCTCACAGACCTAGTTCCTTTGTAATT